AAATGACGTTCGGATGGCAACCTTTGCTATCCGATACGCGTGACGGGGCCCTCGCACTCGCTAGACTCGCTACTAAGGACGCTTTAGAGCGTCAGCAGTTTCGAGCTTACGGGTCTGAGGAAATCCCCGGCACTACCACTTTTGGTAATAACTACCTTGATGGCTATGACCTCAACTCTGCGATGGTTTTCCATCGCGAGTGGCGTCAGAAGACATCAGCGGAGTGTATTATCTATGGTAAGTTCCGGACTAGGCTTCAAGATTCTTCATATGCAAAGTCTTCCGCTTTGCGGTTGGCTGAGTTGGCGGGTTTTACTTTCGCCGACTTTTTGCCTACAGCTTGGGAAGCTTTGCCATGGAGTTTCTTAGTCGACTACTTTTCTAACGTAGGCGACGTCATAGAAGCTTTCAGTAACAACATCGGCGAGATTGCATGGGCAGCGGAAGTCCATATCCAGAAGTCTACAGAAGACTTCTATACGATACCGGACTCTGGTGCCACTGCAGCTCGCTACGGTGCGTTATTTGACGGCTTCCATGCTGCGCAAATGCACGCGCATTCAACCAGGAAGACGGTCACGCGATCTCCAGGTGTTCAGACAGACTTGTCTCAGTACCTGAGATTTAACCTTCCGGGAGGGATCCAATGGTTAAATATTGGAGCCCTAGCGTTAGGGGCGCGGCCACCTAAGCCTTTCTACTGAGTTTAAGGAGAAACAGCAATGGACCTGCAAGATGAAGTCGAAGTTTTTCGCTCCATGTTGCAAGAGAACGGAGTTGTATCGCCTGATGGTAGTGAAACCATCTTGACTCAACTTCTCTGTTCTGACGCGAGTGCTGTAGCTCTGTTCGTGTCGCAATACCTCACACCTCCGAAAGGAGCTGAGGAGATTGCTATACGTTCAGCCTATAGTACTCTCGAGCGTAGGCAGATGTTTTCCAAAGACCTGATAATTCTGTCCCTTTGGGGGCAGTATCTCGAGTCTATCCGGATCGCTTACGGAATTGAGTCCTCGTCCGAAAGGATAAGGTCACTCGGCTTCGCGGCTTTTCGGAGGCTCGACTATCAGGAAATGCGGGAAATGGTCAGCGTTACGCGGTCCAAAGCCAGTGAAGCTTTCTACGCCCTGCGCTACGCGCATGACAGATTGTCAAAGCGAACGCAGGAACCCGGGTACCTACTCGGGTCGCGGAAAGCCCACTGAAGGGGACCTTAAACGTAGTTTGGCTCTTGTTCAACTACTAAGAAAGGGAGCTGCCACTATGGCAGTTGCACTAACATCCCCCGTAACTGGGGGAGCACAGACGGGTTTCACGGCCCCTACCTACACGATCACACCCGATGTTGCACCGGATGTGAACGGGAAGCAATGGGCTGTTACCGTCTGCGGAGGCACGCAAGTGGGTGTTCGGATCCATTCTTCATCGGATCCGTTTACCGTCACGTATGTGCGGCCGAAGGCCTTTAAGGCCATCGGGAAACCACACCCTGTCACCGGATTGCTTCCGTCCGTGCCTAAGAACACTCACGTGTTTATGGTCCGAAAGGGCGCTATCCCGTTGAGTAACCAACCGGCGTCTGTGCTGCTTATTCGTTGCAGCATTGACATCCCGGCTGGTTCTGATATCACGGATGCCGCTAGCCTGCGAGCTGCTGTTTCGCTGCTCGTTGGTGCCCTAAACCAGCTTTCCGCTGGATTAGGTGACACCCTGGTTAGCGGCCTCTCGTAAGTCGTAACGACTTGCGGGAGGGTTACCGTGGTACGACAGTTGCGGTTTCGTACTGTAGTCCTCGTTGTGCGTATGTCTGCCGTGATTCGGGAGTTTCACAAGCTCTCGATCTCGGTGCTGGTTAGGTGGCTTAAAAAGACTTAGCCGACGAAACCAAGGACACCACATGCATGATTATGCTGTTGCGTTCCAACGCCTTCAAGAAGACCTGCCCAAAACAGACAATATGTTGACTTCTGACATGAGTCTGTCTGAGGCTGAGGCTCTTTGGCTTCGTAAATCCTTCCTCAAGAAATTTGAGGATGTGAAAAACGAAGATGCTGACGCTAAAGCTCTCAAGCTCTTTCTTCAGAGCAATGAGGACTGTAGGCGTTTTGCATTAACACCAAAGAACCTCTTTGAGGATGTGCTGATCGGTGAGGTCAAAAACCTTATCGATTCGTACTTCTACTCAGGCCCTGATCTGACGTTAGATCTTCTAAGAATTTCAGAAGGTTTTGCGCCAGGTCCTGGTGCGAGTAGGGGAGTAGTCTCCGATAACTTCTATACGAAGTTGTTTGATTCTAACCTCTCTTGCACAAGCGATCTTCTTTACCGACGGTATCGGTCTGCCATATCCTGTTGGCCCACGTGGCATCACGCTGAAATTGCGCGTAAGAACCACCATGGGCTTTCGTTGGTAGAGGGCAACCGTCTTTCATTTGTTCCTAAAACGTCAGAGATCTCGCGTACAATCTGTACCGAACCCAATCTTAATATGTTGTTTCAGAAAGGGATCGGGGCCTTCCTAGAACACCAACTGTTGAGGAGATGGAGAATATCCATGTCCTTTCAGCAGGGGTGGAATAGGTGGCTTGCACGTAGAGGTAGTGTCGATTGCTCTTTCGGGACAATTGACCTATCTTCTGCGTCTGACAGTGTGTCGCTCGGCCTACTGCGGGAACTATTACCACCCTATGTTTACAGGTGGTTGATAGATACGCGTAGTCCTTCTGTCACCCTTCCAGGTGGTCAGAAGGTAGAGCTTCACATGGTATCGAGCATGGGTAACGCTTTTACGTTTCCCTTGCAAACGATACTATTCGCGAGCATTGTTGTAGCCTGCTACAGGACTATGGGAATCCTTCGTCAAAGGTCCTTTCTATCGGACCAGAGATTTGAGGTTCCCCCACCCTGTTCCTCTAGTCGAGCTAGTTTCGGCGTTTTCGGTGACGACATAATTGTCCGAAAGGACAGCTATGCTTTCGTCGTCCGAGCGCTGGAACTATTCGGCTTTCGGGTGAACGTTGACAAATCGTTCAATACAGGCTACTTCCGTGAGTCTTGTGGAGGGGATTACTACCATGGATATGACATCCGTGGTGTGTATATGAAGCACCTCTCTACAAGTGCTGACGTTTACTCCATCATCAACAGACTGGTGAGGTGGAGCGCTAGGTCTGGGATTATGCTTTTTCGCACCATCCGCTACTTAAGGGATCAGGTTGATTTCCTACCTGTTCCTTGGGATGCTGGTGATGCTGAAGGCATAAAAGTCCCGACCGCGCCCGCCGAGTTGCCAAGGGATAGGTGGACGGGTGGCGTACGTTATCGCTACCTGAGCCAACGACCCTTAAGCTTCTCGTTACCATCAGATGCTGATGAATCTCGCTTTTATCCATCTTCTTATGGAAAGAAGAAGATACCTATCTTCTTCAATCCGGATGGATTATTAGTGAGTTTTGTTGGAGGTTATATTAGGAACGGACGGACCTCGGTCAGAAGTGACCGAGCGAGGTTCAAAATCCGTCATCGGATCACCTCTTCATGGGGTTATCCGGACGCGGTCGGGTCTTTAAACTCCCGAGGCCACAGCTGGAAGGCTGTGGCCGAGACGTTACTTAATTCGTAACGTTCCCCACTAGAGAGAATTCTTCTCTCAACCCACTCTACCATTTGTCTTC